GCAGGAATGTGATTGTGATTTTGTTTCTTCTGGTGATTCAGTTATTGACCCACAAATACTTCAATTCTATAAAGAGACCTATGTACAAGAACCACTTGAAAAGGGTGGCTTTGATGGAAACTTATGGAAATGGCAATTTCCTGATTATACAAAAACTTATATAGTTGTAGCAGATGTTGCTCGTGGTGATTCTTCGGATTACTCTGCTGCTCATGTTATAGATGTTGATGCATCTGAACAAGTAGCTGAATATAGAGGTAAGTTGGATACCAAGGATTTTGGTAATTTCTTAGTATCTCTATCAACTGAATATAACAATGCTTTGTTGGTTATTGAAAATGCAAATATCGGTTGGGCAACTATTCAACAAGTGATTGATAGAAATTATGGTAATCTTTATTATATGAGTAAGGATTTAAAGTATGTAGATATCGAACATCAGCACTCAAATAGATATAGGTCACAGGATAAAAGTATGGTGGCAGGATTCTCAACTACTTCTAGAACAAGACCTTTGATTATTTCTAAGTTAGAAGAATATGTTAGAGAAAAATCAATCACAATACGTTCAGTACGAACTATTGATGAATTATTTACATTTATATGGATGAATGGTAGAGCTGAAGCTATGAGGGGTTATAATGATGATTTGACTATGAGTCTTGCAATTGCACTTTGGGTAAGAGATACTGCTTTGAGATTAAGACAAGAAGGTATTGATTTAACAAAAAAGTCAATAGATGGTATATCGTCACATACTTATAGTGGAATATATGGTGGTAGTGATGATAATGAGAATCCTTGGCAGATGAAAATCGGTGATGAAATAGAGGATTTAAGTAAATGGTTATAAATTAAAAGTTTTATATTTATATAGTATAGGTTAATTATAGGATTAATAAATGGATAATTGCACAAAAGAACTTTATAGCGAATTTAAATTAGGATTGGATGAAAACATCGAAGAATATGATGTTGAAAACTATGATGACTTAAAGGAGTTTATTCACTTTCTAAAAAATATGAAAGAGGATATTAACGAAGCCGAATATCAAGGTAGAAAAGTTAAACTTGGAAAACCAACTAGAGGTGATGTTAAGAAATTTAAAGTGTATGTAAAGAATCCAAAGGGAAATGTTGTAAAGGTAAACTTCGGACATGGTGGGACATCTGCTAAGAAAGCAGGTGAAAAAACAATGCAGATTCAGAAAGATATCCCATCTAGGAGAAAGGCTTTTAGAGCTAGGCACAATTGTGATACACCAGGACCAAGACACAAGGCTAGGTATTGGAGTTGTAAAGCATGGTAATAAAATTAGGATATATCAAATTTTTTTTGTATCTTAGTTAGATTATAACATAAAGAAAGTATAAATGGCAGAACAACAAAATAGTTCATTTTTTGGTAGATTGACAAAACTCTTTTCTACTCAAGCAATCGTAACGGTTGATAAAGACGGAAAAAGAAAAGTAGTTGATACCGATGATAGACAGCAAGGTACAACTAATCTTATGAATTTAAGAGATAGGTACACAAAACTACAAAGGTCTTTTGCATCAGATAATATGGCAGCTCAGTCAATGGCTTACCATCAAGTTCGTAGAGAACTATTCAGAGATTATGATGCAATGGATAATGACCCAATTATCTCCTCTGCATTAGATATCTATGCAGATGAATCAACATTAAAAAATGAATTTGGAGATGTTGTACAAATCAAATCAAAAAACGAAAAAGTAAAAGAGATATTAGAGAACTTATTCTATGATGTTCTTAATATAGAATTTAACCTATGGTCTTGGACAAGAAATATGGTTAAGTATGGAGATTTCTTTTTACTACAAGAAATACAAGAGGGTGTTGGTATTATTAATGTAAGACCTCTTCCAGTTTATGATACTGAAAGATTAGAAAATACTAATCCAAACAACGCTAACTATGTTAAGTTTAATGTAAACAATGACCCAAATGGTAAAGGTGAATACGAGAACTACGAAATAGTACATTTCAGATTATTATCAGACACAAACTTCCTTCCTTATGGTAAGGCAATGATTGAGAATGGTAGAAGAATTTGGAAACAAGTTTCTCTTATGGAAGATGCTATGTTAATCCATAGAATTATGAGAGCACCAGATAAAAGAGTTTTCAAAATTGATATTGGTAATATTCCTCCTCAAGAGGTTGATAACTACATGCAGAAGATTATAGGTAGAATGAAGAAAACTCCATTCGTAGATAAAAGAACTGGAGATTACAACTTAAAATATAATATCCAAAACCTAACTGAAGATTTCTTTTTACCTGTTAGGGGTGGTGATAGTGGAACTCAAATAGATTCATTAGGTGGTTTAGAATATACTGCAATTGATGATATTGATTACTTAAAGAATAAAATGTTTGCAGCTCTAAAGATTCCAAAAGCATATTTGGGATACGATGAGAATGTAAATGGTAAAGCAACTCTTGCTGCAGAAGATGTGAGATTTGCAAGAACAATAGAAAGAATACAAAGAACTTTAGTATCAGAATTAACTAAGTTGGCAGTAACACATTTAGCTGCACAAGGTTTAGAAGGAACTGAAATGGTTGATTTTGAATTAAACTTAGTTAATCCATCTACTATATATGAACAAGAAAAGGTAAATCTTTGGTCTGAGAAAGTTAGATTAGTTTCTGATATATCTGCACTAAATATGGTATCTAAAGATTGGGCATACAAAAATATATTTAACTTTAGTGATGATGAAGTTGATTTCCAAAAGGTTCAACTTATTAATGACCTTAAAGATAGGTTCAGATATCGTTCAATTGAGGATGAGGGTAATGACCCAGCAATGGAATCAGAACCAACTGATGTGGAAGATGAATTAGAAGAATTAAAAACTGAGTTAAAGAACAAAGGTGGTAGACCCAGAGAGGGAAACACTTATGGAAAGGATAAACATCCACTTGGGAGAGACCCACTTGGTAAAAAAGAAAATCAAAAGGCACTGAAAAAAACAGAGTCTACAATTAAAAAAGTTGCTAAAGAATATGTTAATGGGGTTTCGGCAAAACGAAAGTTAATAGGTGAAAATGGAGACTTTTTAGATGACACTAATTTGATTGATGAATAAAAATTTAGGAAATCAAAATAAAGTTATATTTATATACGATGTATAGTATTGTGTATTGATATATTATTATAGGATAAAAACATAATGAAGAGGGTAAAACATTCAAAATTTAAGAACACAGGTATTATTTTCGAACTTCTCGTAAGACAAATTACGTTAGAGGTTCTAAATGGAGATACTACTGAGAAGGCTAAAAAAATCGTTAGTGAGTTTTTTAGTCCAAAAACCGAGTTAAATAAAGAGCTAAGATTATACGAACTTCTTATGAAGGAAAAGTATAATTCTGAATCAAGAGCTGAGAAGTTCATAGATACAGTTAACGAAGCTCATAATCGTATTGACCAAAAGCAATTACATAAGGAGAAATATACTTTAATTAAAAAGATTAACGAATCATTTAATATGGATGATTTCTTATCTTCTCCTATTTCTAATTATCGCTTATTAGCATCTATCTATAAGATTTTTGAATCTAAAAAGATGGATAATTACGATATTAAGGATGTATTCAATTCAAAGATTACACTTATTGAAAGTATTACATCTAAACCAGCTACCAAATCTATAAACAAAAAAGATAAGTTAGTTGAAAATTATAAAAAGCAAGATAAAGATTTAAGATTACTTACTTATAAGATATTAGTAGAAACATTTAATAAAAAATATTCTAACCTAAATAATGACCAAAAGTTATTGTTAAAAGAATATATTAATAATTTAAGTAATACAACTGGTTTTAAATCGTATGTGGAAAAATCAATCCCATCTATTATAAAAGAATTAAAATCAATTAAATCTAAAATAAAAGATAAAGTAACTCAAATTAAATTAGCAGAAACTATCTCAGTACTATCTAAAACTAAGATTGGTAAGAATGTTTCTGATAATCATGTTTCATCAATAATGATGTCATATGAACTAATAAAAGAATTGAAGGTCAAAATATGAGTTTAAAAAAATTGGTAGAAGATTTAATTGCTGAAATTGAGCAAGATGAATTATCGGTAGACGAAATGAGTACTACTGGTAACGTTGCTGGGTATAATACTCCCAACGCGTTTAAAGATACCGATGGTACTGATGAAGATGATGAACCAGAAGATAAAGTTGTTGATAGAATCAACAAATCTACTGGTTACGAAAGGGTTAGTGAAAATAGGTGGTTAGAATTAAAAAAAGATGAATCTTCTCCAAAACAAAAAATTGGTAGAGGAATTTCTCAAGTTAATAAGCAACTTTCTGAAATCGAAACATTCCTTAGATGGTATGGTAAGATTAAAAAAGAAGGTGATTTAGATTCAAACCAATATTGGAAAAGAACACAAAAGAATTTGTTTAGAATTAGAGAAAGACTAAACAACATTGTAACATCCATAAGTAAATTATAATCAGAAATTAAACTATGAGTATTACTAAAGACACTATAAAAGAAACAATCAAAACAATAATGGCCGAAGAAGGTGATTATAAAGCATTCTTTAAAAAAGCATTAGAAAAAGCTGGAAAAGATATTCCATCAATGTCTGATGAAGAAAAGAAAGAGTTTTTTAATAAGATTGATGCTGCTTGGGATGGTAAGGGTGAAAAGAACGAAGGTAATGCCTTTGGTGCTGCTGTTACTAAAGCTAAGAAAGATGGTGATGATGAATTTGAAGTAGGTGGTAAAACTTATAAAGTAGAAGAATCTCATTCCGATTGTGGATGTGGATGTGGTGGAGTAACTGAAGGTGGTTGTTCAACTAATTTACCGATTGAACTTTCTGAAGAATTAACTTTTGAAATAAATACATTCTTAGAAAGACCTGTATTATCAAAAAATAACAATAAGATTACAGTTGAAAATTCTGAATTAAGTAATCTAATTCCTACATTAGTTAACAACGAAATTCACAAAAGATTATCATCTGGTGTGAAAAAGGAATTTATTGAGTTATTAAAAAACTATAAATAAGGATACCATTATGAAGAATCTATTAATAGAAACAAACTTATTTGAAGGAAGAGTGAATGAAGATTCATCTGGTAGAACTTTAGTTAAAGGAGTCCTTCAACGTTCAGGTGCAGAAAACCAAAATGGTAGAGTGTATCCAAGAGAAGTATTAGAAAGAGAAATTGATAAATACCAAACATTGGTTAAAGAAAGAAGAGCATTAGGTGAATTAGACCACCCTGATTCTTCGGTAATCAATTTAAAGAATGTATCTCACAATATTAAAGAAGTACATTGGGAAGGTAATGATGTAATAGGTACAGTTGAAATCTTACCTACTCCATCTGGAAATATATTAAAAGAATTATTAAGAGCAGGAATCCTTTTAGGTATCTCATCAAGAGGTATGGGTTCTACTCAACCAATGAAAGATAACAAACTTTTAGTTGGTGAAGATTTTGAACTAATAGGTTGGGACTTTGTTTCTAATCCATCTACACATGGTGCATTTATGACTCCAATGAACGAATCAGTAGTAAAGAATATTGGTACTGATGTTTGTGGTGATTTTTGTAAAGCACAAAACTTAATGAGAGAAATTATAACGGAACTAGCATAATGAGTAAGAAAAACTTTGACATATACGATTACGTTCACAACAA